AGGCTATAGAGCAAAAAATAATAATGAAAAAGAAACAGATATCAATAATCCAGAAAAGAATAATGAAAAAGAAACAGATATCAATAATCCAGATAGTTCTAACACCCCATCAGCTAAAGATATCCTAGACCCAGGGATGAGTATAAGTGATCTTGCGGCTAGAATGACTTTACGAACTATGGGTTTAGGGTCAAAGTAAAGGAAGTCCACTTTTTTTAGTATTTTCTATATTAATTTTAATTATATCATTAATAATAGCACGATCTTCTGCACTATATACATGAAATAATTCTTCAGCAGTAACCCCGCCGCGCATATACCAACTTATAGTAAAAATATCGTCTTTAATTCTTTTTGTGGCTAATTCCATATCCTTGAATAAATCTTCAAGTTCAGAGTCTGGAATATAGATTAGCCTCTGGCGAAAAAATTTGCTTGATCCATATTAATTTGAATTTTACTAACATAATTACATTCAGGACACTGTACATCTTGTTGTGGAATATCCCATTGACGTTTATTTGATTCTAATTTTTCTTTGATTTTTTTATAAAATTCTTTATCACTATTTCTAATCCATTCTGATATCATTTCAAAATCATCTACTATAGTATCTGGTAGTTGCACATTTTCTATACTAATTTCAAATAGTTCTATTTGCATTTCCGCAATACGTTTATAGATATCATCCTGTTTTTGTAAAGTCTGTTCTTCATTACCACTATTTTCTAATTTACTAAGTTGATATAGCATTTTTTGTAGTTTGTAATTTTCTACATTAAATCTTGTTATTTCTTCATAGGTCAATGGTTTTATAGTAATTAAAAGATCTGCAATTTTTATCTTCCCATCGTAGTCTTGGTTTTGAAGATATGATAACACTGTATGTAAGTTTATGCTATAGTCGTTCGCGGTTTGACAATTAGGACAACGATGTGTTACATCCATTTCATTACCATAGGTGGCTATTCTTATGGCGATTAAAATATAATCAACATCGATACTTGGCATTTTCCAAGCATCTTTTATATATGGACAGCAACTTTCAATTACTTTTACAGTGCTTTGACCATTGAATAATGCATCTGGAGTTTTCATTAATATTTCATCCATGCCAGTCATTCCAAATATTGGTGCATTGTTGCTATTACCATTAAATGAATTAGGTGGATAGTAAGATCCTTTGCTGGGAAATGCTACATAAATTTTGGGTTGTCTAAAATACTTTGAAAGAGGGTTTCCTTGTGGCATAATGACTCCGATAAATAATTACATTAGTATTTATAAACGTATATTTCTGGTAAAAAAATATGGCTGAATCTGATAATACAAAAAAGTTAGCTACAGGCTTTGAAAAGTTATCAGGCGCCGTCGCCAGCAGTATTCCTGTAGTTCGTAAGCTTGGTACCGAACTTGGCTCAATGGCCAAGACATTTCAAGATCTAAGTGTTACAGGAAATTCATTTAATAATGATATGGTAGCAATGAGAGTTGCTGCTGCCAATGCTCGTTTGAGTTTAGACGAATATGCTAAAGTTTTAACAGATAATACTAAAAATAATGCTGCTTTATTCACTGGTCTTGGTGGTAGTGTAAGCCAAGGAACAAGAATATTTGGAGATTTTAGTAAGGCATTTTTTGAAAGCGGTCTCACTGAAAATCTTAGGCAGATGGGGTATACCAGTAAGGATTTAAATGAACTTTTAGCAGTACAGATAGGATTTCAAAAATCTAGTACAGATAATACTGTTGAAGGTCAGGCACGTACAGCTAAGGCTGCTGCTGAACTTGGTGCAGAAATGGATATGGTAGCCAAGTTAACAGGTGTTAGTCGTAGAGAGCAGGAAGAAAAACTTAAAAAAGCAGCAGTTGATGGACAGGTAGAAAGTAAATTTAGATTAATTGCTGCAGAGCAAGGTTTTGAGGCAGAAAAAAAGGCACGTGAGGCCTATGCTCAACAACTACTACAAGCAGAAGCAATAGGTCAAGGGCAACTATTTAAAGAATTTTTTGCCACAGGCACAGCCACCAGTAAGGATGCACAGATGCAATTGGCTTTATTTGGCGATGCATCAATGAAAACAGCAGAAAGTGCTAAAGAATTAAGTTATGCAAATATTGAAGCATCTAAAAGTGCTATGGAAAATGCCAAGCAGGCTAATATGGCTAATCAAAGTAATAGGGCATTATTAACATTAGGGGCTATAGGAGTTGGTGATGCAGCTAAAGCAGTGGCTAAAAATGTAGAAGTAAATGATGCAGCCTATCAAGGCTTGAAAACATTTATGAAAGGCACAGATGATGTCGCTGAAGCAATGAAGAAACAACGTGATGCTATTTTAGAGGAACAAAAAAAACGTGCTGGATTAACTCAAGTTATGATTACAGCACAAGCAAGAATGCAAGATTTTGAAGCAGGTCTAACAAGTATAATAGGTACTTTTATTAAAAATAGTGAACAGAGTAGAGATCCTAAAACAGGTAAGGCTACAGGGTCATTATCAGCATTAGGTGATCTAACACAAAAAGTACCAGGTGGTACAGGTGGAAAAACTAATGACCAGTTGGCTAAGGAGTATGTTGAAAGCAAAGGTCAAGGAAAAAATCTAGCACCTATGCTGGTTAAGGGATTCGAGAAAGCTGGGGGTTTTGAGGCGGCCAAAAAAATCGATACAAAGATTGTCACTACGGTTGAAACAGGGATAGAATGGTTATCTAAAATATATCAAGGGATTAAGGAAATAAGAGATATTAGAAACGAAAAGCCAATAAAACGTGAAGGCGGCAGTATCGAAGCAGCTGGTAAACTGTTTGAAGATTGGGGTAAAGGAACACTTGCTGAACTACATGGATTAGAAGCTGTAATTAAACCAGATCAGATGATGAATTTTGCCAAAGGTATGGGTCAGGAAGGTGCAAGTATAGCCTTTAATAACATAAAAGGAATGTTAACTGGTCAAGAAAAAGGCAAGGGTATTGATATATCTAAAATTGGCAATGAAATAAAAACAACAGTCAGTAAGGTAGAAATTCTAAATTGGCCCAAAGATATTTTTAGTAATGTAAAAATTACTGGTTTACCTTCTAAATCTACTGAATCTGCATCAGCTGATACTAAAAAAAGTGAAGCACAAAATAAAACCGAAAAAGCACAACAAGCTATAAAAGAAAGTGGTGATACATTACCTAAACAAGAAAAAGCACGTACAGAAGCAGAACAGGCTCAGATTAAACAGCAAGAGCAAGAAGCCAAGTTTAGACGAATTGGTATAGAAAAAGGCGAAGCAGCAGAGAAAAAGGCTCGTGAGGATTATGCTAGGGAACAGGAACAACAAGTAAAACTTACTAAATGGCGTGAAGATGAACTAAAAGCAAGAATTATAGGTATTAGAGAAGGCACTGAAGCTGAAAAGAAATTTAGAGATACATTACCTAACCACGAAAAAGCACGTACAGAAGCAGAACAGGCTCAGATTAAACAGCAAGAGCAAGAAGCCAAGTTTAGACGTATCAGTATAGAAAAAGGCGAAACAGCAGAGAAAAAGGCTCGTGAGGATTATGCTAGGGAACAGGAACAACAAGTAAAACTTACTAAATGGCGTGAAGATGAACTAAAGATACAAACTACAGGTATCCGTGAAGGTGCTGAGGCTGCACAAAAAATGCGTGACTCAATAGCCAAGCAAGCAGATGTCAAAACCATAAAGACCAGTGAAACCAAAGTTACAGTAGATGGAAAGAATGTAGATCCAAATAGTCCAGAAGGTCAAGCAGTAATTAAACAAATGGACGCAGTTAAGGCCAACTTAGAAAATAGTATGAGCAGTATGCTTAACTTGACTAAGAATAGTTTTGGTGATATTGCTGAATTAAAAAATGATCAGAGTAAAATTTCAAATACAAAAGTTACAATTAACGGAAAAGATGTAGATCCAAATAGTAAAGAAGGTCAGTCTGTTGTAAAAGAAATGGAGGAAAGTAAGAACAGATTAGAAAAAATGATGTCTAGTATGATGAGCGGAGTAGTAGAAAAACGCACTGAGCCAAGAGAAAGAGAACAAGAAAAATTAACTAATGAAGTAGTTAAAGAAAACTTACCAATTCAAGGATTACAAGAAAAATCAGATAACTTAAAATTAAAAGCTGAACAAGACTATAACGATCATTGGGTCAAGACTAGAGATGAAGCAACTAAAAAAGTTTTAGCATTAGAAGAAAAAGCTGCTCATCAAAAACTAGACAAATTTGAAAAAAATGAATTAGAAAATCAAAAACTTATGAAAGAAGCAGCTGACAGTGAAATCGCTATACGTGCTGCAAATATAGAAAAATATAAAAAGGAAACTGAAGAAACTAAAGTAGTAAAAAATGATACTACAAATGAAATGTCTAATTTGACAAATTTAACAATGAAAGATCAAAAAAATGAATTAGAAAAACAGGCTGAACCAGTACAAAATGTATTTAAGAACATGATTCCTATAAAAGAAATGCAACAACAGCAAAGTCATTTAAAAAGTAAATTGACAGATGAAGAGAAAAAATTTCTAGCAGAGGTCACAAGCCTAAGTAAAGAGCATAAAGAGGAATTGAGGACTAGCTTATGGGAAACTAATAATTTAGATCGTGAAAGTATAGCAAAACATAATGATATTATAAAAGATTTACAAAAGAAAAAGAATGAACGCGAACTTACAGCAGAAGAAGAGCATCAGTTGTCTGTAAGCACTGCTAGTGCAAAGAATATGCAAGACGATGTGGAGAAGCGTCAAGAGCAACTTCACCTAATCAGGAACATGAGACGTTATAACGAACAAATAGAACTAGAAACATTAGAAGAACAGGCACGTAAAGAATTAGAATTAATGAAAGAAGTTGATGCAGAAAAAACTCGTAAAGCAGAGGAATTTAATCAAGAAATAATTAAGGAACAGATTAAGACTGATGATGCTAGATTAGATGCTACAAAGCATGCTAACGATTTACTACAAGAACAATTTTTATTAGCTAATGATGCCATACTTGGTAGTGTTGGAGGTATGACAGATGCAGTGATTTCTGCTCAAGATGTTTTCATGCAGGAAGTTAATGCATTATTTGACATGCCTGTTGATTCTGCCGCAGAAGATCAATTTGAAATGCCTCCTGATTTAGCAGCTAAAGCACAAGAAACTTTAATGCAGGAAGTTAATGCTAGCCTTATTGGACGTGATTTTGACTCAGATATATCTGAGTTCATTGAAAGTAGAGGAAATGATTCTGAAGAGTTAAGGGTAGAAGATCCAGTTGATGCTGGTATTAAAGAACGTGATTTTGACTCAGATATATTTGATTTAATTGAAAGTAGAAGAAATGATTCTAAAGAGTTAGATATGGCAGCAGGCCCAGTTGATATTGGTGTTAATGGACTGGATTTTGACTCAGATATATCTAAGTTAATTACTGGAATGAATTCTAAAGAGTTAGATATGGCAGCAGGCCCAGTTGATATTGGTGTTAATGGACTGGATTTTGACTCAGATGGAAGTAGAAGAAATGATTCTGAAGAGTTAGATATGGCAGCAGGTCCAGTTGATACTAGTGCTGCAGGATTAGATGTAACATCAGCAATGAATAATCTTAGTAGGAGTTTACCTCAAGCACAGGAATTAAATAAAGAACCCCCTAAATCTGAATCTCAATTTAGCAGAATAGATATGGGAGGATTCACTTTAGGACCAAATGGATTACCTATCCCTAAACCCAAAGCACAAGGACAAGAAGCAGCTAATGCTGTTAAACAAGAAAAAGAAGCAGACAAGAACAAAGCCACTCAAGCTAGCGTGAGACAAATTGATAATCAAATAGATAAAACAAATACTGCAAAAGATTCTGATAAAAAACAAAGCGAAGGCGATAAATCTAAGAAAACTCTAGATGATGTGGTCAAGGTTTTAGAACAGTTAAATATGAGCATAGGAAGATTAACTAATAAGGTTGAAGAGTCTGGTAAACAACAGGTACAGGCTACTAAGAATTTGAATGGTAATCTCTATAATGTGTAAGGCATAATATATGAGTTGGCGAAGATATTTCACGCCTGTTAATACGGATGATCAAGGTGGTAATTTAAGTCCATTAACCAATAGAAATGGTAACAGACCTGGACCCGCACGTACAAATTATAGTAGTTTTCTTCCTGACATTTATGTAGGAACACCTAATCGTATTGAAAGATATATGCAGTATGACACTATGGATATGGATCCAGAAATTAATGCAGCATTAGATATCCTTGCAGAATTTTGTACACAAAAAAATAGAGAAAATAATACAACTTTTAGTCTAAGTTTTAAAGATCGTGCCACAAATACAGAAATTCGTGTGTTACGTGAATACTTACAACAATGGTTTAAATTACAACAATTTGACACAAGATTTTTTCGTATTGTAAGAAATACTTTTAAATTTGGTGATGCTTGGTTCATACGTGATCCAGAAACACAAAAATGGTTTAATGTTGACCCCAGCAAGATGGTTAAGATTATTGTCAATGAAAGTGATGGTAAAAAGCCAGAACAATATGTAATAAGAGATATTGCTCCCAACTTTAAAAATCTAGTTGCTACACAGGTACAACAAAGTCCACATCAAACTAATAATCGTGGAAGTAATTATATAGCTGGTGGTGGTATGGCTCGTGGTGCTACAGGTGCTTATCCAACTCAGTATGGCGATCGCTTTAGTTTAAACGAAAATGAGATGGCTATAGATGCTGCTCATATTATACATTTAAGTTTAAGTGAAGGATTAGATAATAATTATCCTTTTGGTAATAGCCTACTTGAACAAGTTTTTAAGGTATACAAACAAAAAGAATTACTTGAAGATGCTATTTTAATCTATCGTATACAACGTGCTCCAGAACGTAGAATTTTTTATATTGACGTAGGAAATATGCCCAGTCACATGGCTATGAGTTTTGTTGAGCGTGTTAAAAATGAGATACATCAACGTCGCATACCAAGTCAGAATGGTGGTGGTGTCAATATTATTGATAGTGCCTACAACCCATTAAGTATTGGTGAGGACTATTTTTTCCCACAGACAGAAGGTGGCAGAGGTAGTAAGGTAGAAACACTAGCAGGTGGATCAAATTTAGGTGAAATTGATGATTTAAAATATTTTACAAATAAATTATTTAGAGCATTACGTATACCTAGCAGTTATTTACCTAGTGGTCCAGATGATGGACAGCAACAATATAATGATGGTCGTGTAGGTACTGCCTATATTCAAGAACTGCGTTTTAATAATTATTGTATTAGATTACAAAGCCTCTTGACTAGTGTATTCGATGAAGAATTTAAGAGATTTTTATATCATCGTGGTGTAAACATTGATACAGGTTTGTTTGAACTAAAATTTCAATCTCCTCTAAACTTTGCTGCTTATCGTCAAAGTGAGATGGATGGGCAACGTATTAATACTTACAACACAATACAACAGATTCCATATATTAGTAAGCGTTTTGCTCTTAAGAGATTCCTAGGTTTGAGTGAAGAAGAGATGGCAGAAAACGAAAATCTTTGGCGCCAAGAAAAGGGTATGGCACCTATTACTGGTACTGATGCCAGCGGTGAATTACGTAGTGCAGGACTTAGTGCAGCAGGTATTGATAGTGATCTTGAAATGGCAAGTGATACTACCGCACCAGAGGATATGACAGCAGGTATGCCTGGAAGTATGCCTCCAGGAACTGACACAGGTATGGGAATGACACCACCAGCAGCAGCTAGCCCAGTGCCAATGTAATAAATACATGATGATTCTTCGAGAACTATTTTACTTAAATCCTGAGACAAATAGGGTTAGCAATGACTTTAGGGTTAATTCAGCACGAAATATTGAAGAACTTATGCGTAGTGACACAAGAAAAACAAGATTAACCTTAAAACAGATAAATGATTTACGTAAGGCATCTGAAGCACACATTTTAGAAACAGAAGAAGAAATGCAATTTGTTCAAAAAATGTATGGCACTGATCCAGCTCAACCCGCTGGTTAAATTTTTTAAAGGATAACTATGCAACCATTCGAACACGGTCCAATTGAGGGCTTAATCTGTCAGCAACACAAGGATTTTCAACATCCTTTTCGTAAATTTTTTAATGAAGTAAAACCTACAACAGTAATAGAAATTGGTATAGGACAAGGTGCTACAAGTATAGCGTTGAACAGAATTTTGAAAGAAGTTGGTCACCAATATCAAATGATTAGTTATGAACTGTATCCACAGGGATGGTATTCAATGTTGAGCAATGAGGGCATTCTTGTAAGAATTTGTAACCTTTTCACAGATGATTATCAAAATATTCGAGAAAGTAACAAGCAAGAAATTGTAGGGAATCTTCAGCGTGAAGGTATTACAGTATTGCTTTGTGATGGCGGTTTAAAGAAAATGGAAGTTAATTTACTTACTGATTACTTAAAGCAAGGTGATTTTGTAATGGCACATGATTATGTGAGAAATGTTGAATACTTTGAGCAAGCTATTAATCATCGTATATGGAATTGGTGCGAAATTACTGATGCTGACATACAAGAAACTATAGATAGAAATAAATTAGAAGATTTTATGCGTGATGAATTTCAAAGTGTAGCTTGGATGTGTCGTCGTAAACTTTTATGAGAAGAAATTTCGTGTTTGGTAATGGTAGAACACGATTAAATATAGATTTTCATGAAGTTGAACCATATGGTTTAATCTATGCATGTAATGCCGTTTATAGAGTATATGCACCAGATTTTTTAGTGGCAGTTGATCGTAAGATGATAGATGAAATAGCTAAAAGTAATTATCAACTTAGACATGAAGTATGGACATATCCTTTTTTTAATAATTCGAATTATAAAAATTTTAATTTTATAGATCCTAATATGGGTTGGAGTAGTGGACCTACTGCTCTTTATCTCTGTACTAAACATGAACCTAATGAGATTTATATTTTTGGATTTGATTTTGAAGGTCTAGAAGGCAAATTGAATAATGTATTTGCTGATACAGACAATTATAAGCGCAGTTTTGACTCAGCAACTTATTACGGTAATTGGTATAAACAAACAGAAACTATTATAAAAGAAAATACAAAAATAAGGTATATAAGAGTAACTATTCCAAATTTTTTCTCACCAAAATGGAGTTATGATAACTATTCTGAAATAACTTATGAAAACTTTAAAAAGTTATTATCAGGATGGAGAAAAATACGCTAATTTTCTACCATTATTCACCTTTTTTTACGAATATTTGTAAATATAATAGTACAGCTCATTACCTATAGGAGACCAAAATGGGAGATCGTTCAAAATTCGAACAGATGCTTGAATACCTTATTAATGATGAGGAAAATAAAGCACGAGATTTATTTCATGATATAGTTGTGGCTAAGAGCCGCGAAATCTACGAGAATCTATTAGCAGAAGATTTTGAAGAAGAAGAGACCGATGAAGGTCGTGATGAGGATGATGAGGATGTAGAAGAGAATATGGGCATGATGCCACCTCCTGAAGAGGAAGGCATGATGGGTGTGCAAGATGCAACCGATGATATGATGAATGACGTAGAAGCCAGTGATGATGATATGGCCGACATGGACGGCGATATGGACGACATGGATATGGGTAATGATAGTGAAGAAGAAATAGGTGACCGTTTGGACGATCTAGAGTCAGAGCTAGAAGCATTAAGAGACGAATTTGAAAGCCTAATGGGTGATGAAGGCGGCGAAGAAGATGATGACATGGACTCCATGGACGGCGAGGATGATATTAGTGACGAAGAAGATGATGATGAAATGAAGGATGCCATGGCTTTCGAAAAGCGTGGCGACGATGATGACGATGATGAAGAACAAACAGATGAAGACTTTATTCGTGAATATGTAGAAAAAGTAGGTGGCGGTAATTATAACACTTGGGGTAAGATGGGTGATGATGGTGCTAATACAAAAAGTATTATAGACAACATGAAAAATGATATGGGCGGAACAACAGCCAATATTCTAAATGGTGGCGAATATAAAGGTAAAGAAGTAGGAGCTGGAAGTACAATTGAAGGCAATGGTGTTTTTAAACAAACCAAACCACAACTACAAGATGGTGGTAATATCAATGTTCCAGGCGGAAAGGCTGGTAAAACAGCATTTAAGAAGAGAGAGCCTGGTCATGGTCCAGAGAAGAAAGGCCCAGCAGAAGGTCAAGGATTGGGTTCAGGATCAGGTGGTCCACAGGGTCAAGTAGGTAGTATTAACACTAAGAGTCCAATTAGCGGCGCACCAAAAAGAGCTAAGTAACCACATATAGATGAACTACTTACGAGAAAACTTGAGTTTTGATCAGGCACGTATAGTGGTCGAAAGTCAAGGAGAGAACGGCAAAGACCTTTATATGAAAGGTATTTGTATTCAGGGAGGTATAAAAAATGCCAACCAAAGAATATATCCTGTAGACGAAATAGAAAGAGCTGTCAAAACTTTGAACGATCAAATCTCAGGAGGATACAGCGTTCTAGGTGAAGTGGATCATCCTGATGACCTAAAGATTAATTTGGACAGAGTTAGTCACATGATTACAGAAATGTGGATGGACGGTCCAAATGGTTATGGAAAGTTTAAAATACTGCCAACACCCATGGGACAATTAGTAAGAACTATGTTAGAAAGTGGAGTTAAGTTGGGAGTAAGTAGTAGAGGGTCAGGCAATGTCAGTGGAAATGGTACTGGCAAAGTCAGTGATTTTGAGATTATCACAGTAGATGTGGTAGCTCAACCCAGTGCCCCAGGAGCTTATCCAACACCAATCTATGAACACTTGATGAATAATCGTGGTGGTTATAGAGCCTTACGCATAGCGGAGGAAGTGAAGAAAGATCCTAAGGCGCAGAAGTACATTAAAGAGAGCCTATTATCAGTAATAGGCAAGCTCCGATAACAAGAGGAGAATCACAATGTTGGATGTATTAAAAGGCTTATTTGAAAACAATGTGATTAGCGAAAACATTCGAGCTCAAATTGAGGAAGCATGGGAAGCCCGTGTAGCCGAAAATCGCGAACAACTCAGTCAGCAATTAAGAGAAGAATTTGCTCAACGATATGAGCATGATCGTAGTGTGATGATTGAAGCCATTGATAGAATGGTAACAGATCAATTGTCACCTGAAATTGCTGAGTTTGCGGAAGATCGTAAACAATTAGCTGAAGCCAAAGCCAAATATGCAATTAAGATGAAGCAGGATAGTGCTGTATTAAAGGAATTTATTACACGTAGTCTTGCTAAAGAAGTCAAAGAATTGCATGAAGATCAAAAGTTAATGGCAAACAAATTTTTTAAACTTGAAGAATTTGTGGTAGAAGCACTCGCTAATGAAATTGCAGAATTTTATACAGATAAGAAGGATCTAGCTAAGATTAAGGTTAAGTTAATTAAAGAAGGTCGTCAACAGCTAGGTAAGATGAAGAAAGAATTTGTTAAGCGTGCCGCAGTAATGGTAGAACAGGTTGTTACAAATAGTTTGAATACAGAACTTATACAACTTAAAGAGGACATTGAAGCAGCCCGCAGAGCAGATTTTGGTCGTAAAATATTTGAAGCATTTAGCAACGAATACCAGAACAGTTATTTAAATGAGAAATCAGAAACAAGTAAGTTGCTTAAGGTCATAAACAAGAAGGACTCCGCTATTAACCTAGCTAATACAGTAGCAGTTAAAGCTCAGAGAGTTATAGAAGGCAAAGACATGCAAATTCGTCGTATGAAAGAAGCAGCACACCGTAAGGAACTTATGGGCGAGTTGTTAGCTCCACTAAGCGCAGAACAAAAGGGAATTATGAGTGAACTTTTAGAAAGCGTACAAACTAAACGACTAAACGAAAGTTTTAACAAGTATCTACCAACAATTATTGAAGGTAGTACAGGTACAACTAAAAAAAGACAGGCACTTGTAGAGGCAAAAGAAATTACGGGTAACAAGGTTACCACACAAAAGACAAACAGCAGCGAACTTGATAGTAACATCTATGATATCCGTCGCCTCGCTGGACTTAATTAAGGAGATTAAAATGTCACAACTACTAACAAATCGTTGGCAGGAGACAAAAGAGGCTTTACTTGAAGGCCTCCAAGGCACAAAAAAATCAGTGATGGGTGTAACTCTTGAGAATACTCGTAGGTATCTCGCAGAAACAGCAAGCGCTGGTACTACTTCTGCTGGCAACGTCGCAACATTAAACCGCGTGATCCTTCCAGTGATCCGTCGTGTTATGCCAACCGTTATTGCTAACGAGTTGGTTGGTGTACAACCACTAACTGGACCAGTTGGTCAAATTCATACTTTACGTGTACGGTACGCTGATTCAGTTGGCGCTAACGGTGACGTTGTTGGAACAACAGCTGGTGAAGAAGCACTAAGTCCATTCAAAATTGCTGAGCAGTATTCCGGTGCTAACAACGGTAAGGCTGCAAGTACAGCTACCATGGAAGGTGTTGCTGGTCGTAGAATGAGCATTCAGATCCTCAAGCAAACAGTTGAAGCTAAAACTCGTAAGTTAAGCGCTCGCTGGACATTTGAGGCTGCACAAGATGCACAAGCTCAACAAGGTATTGACATAGAAGCAGAAATCATGGCTGCTCTTGCGCAAGAAATTACTGCTGAAATTGATCAAGAAATTTTAGCAAGTCTTTCTTCATTGGCTGGCAACGCTTTAGTAACATTTGATCAAGCTACTGTAAGTGGTACAGCTACATTTGTTGGTGACGAACATGCTGCATTGGCAGTGCTAATTAACCGTGTTGCTAATATTATTGCTCAACGCACACGTCGTGGTGCTGCTAATTGGGCAGTAGTAAGTCCACTAACATTGACTATTCTACAAAGCGCAACAACAAGTGCATTTGCTCGTACAACAGAAGGTACATTTGAAGCACCAACTAACACCAAGTTTGTTGGTACATTAAACGGCGCAATGAAAGTATATGTAAATACATATGCAAGTGATGCAGATCCAATTATTGTTGGATACAAAGGTAGTAGCGAAAGTGATGCTGCTGCATTTTATTGTCCATACATTCCATTGATGAGCAGTGGTGTTGTTCTAGATCCATCAACTTTTGAACCAGTCGTATCATTTATGACACGTTATGGTTATGTAGAGTTGACAAATACAGCAAGTTCTCTTGGTAATGCAGCAGATTATCTTGGCAAGGTAGGAATTAATCGTCCTAACGTCAAGTTTAGCTAATCTAAACAGGAACTTATGTTATATTAAAAGGCACCGTTAAAGGTGCCTTTTCTATTAAATATGCTTACTTTTTTAGGAATCTATATGGATATAGAGTTGCATATTTTTACAAACAGCACAATACATGCACCAGACACTTGGCACATAGAAAATACATATCGTAGCTTTAAAGAAACTTGGAAAAAAGATATGCCAGTAACAGTATGGTGTGATCGTAATCCAAATAAAGAACGTTGTGAAGAATATATTGAAGCTTTGCGTAAGTTATTTCCTATTGTTAATACAGAGGTAGGTGGACTAAGTCATGGGTATCATCAAGCGGTAAGAGGGTGCGATACAGAATTTTTATTTATGTTAGAACACGACTGGGAATTTTATGCTAATCGTATATTTCATAAATTGGATCAAATTTTAGATGGTATGCGTAAAGATAATATTTTACATCTTAGGTTTAATAGAAAACCGGCCAATGAACCTGATGCACACGCCAGTTTTGGACATGATATAGAATGGGAAGATTATGAAGGCAGTGTATTTCCCTACGCTATGGTTAAACAGGTAAGTAACAATCCTCATATCATCAATAGACAGCGTTGGTTAGATGAAGCAGCACAACACACTCACTATATAAGATTTGGTGGTGAATATGGACTTGAAGAATATTTAACAGCCAGTCCTATTAGAGGTGCTATATATGGCCCAAGAGGTCACCCACCAACTATCAAACACACTGATGGTAAAGATCCAGAATTTAAAAAGTAAAATTTATATAAATAGTTAGTCAAAAAGACTTACGCCGTACCCGCAGCGTAGACTTAGAACGTCAATAAGGAGAAAAACAATGGGTCGTCCATTAACTAAAGATGTAAATGGTGTTAGAGTCCTTGGAACATTTGGAACTAACACACCCGGTGATAAAAGTGCAGGAATTAGGGTAAGTGGTAGATTTCAAGATGTTACAAATACTGATTATTTTTTAGTAAAACAGCGTGGTGCAAAAACTTATATTGTTAGTCGTGATGGATCAACAATGCAATTAGGTATTTTAGCTCCAAGTGTTAATAAAGATGGTGATATTGTTATTTTAGGTAGTATACAAGGCGTGACACCCGGTAATATTTCTATTGCTAAATTGACTAAACGTATTGCTACTGATTTTGAAGGCAATCGTTATAAATGGTACTTAAGTAACTTTGAAGATAGCAGTGGTGACACACTCGTTTTAATTCCAGTATAATATGTCAAAAGTACTACGTATTTCACAAGGTGGTTACAAGATTATAACTGAGCCAGGTAGCGAGATCAAGTTAGATACTGGTCTTGGAATAGGCAAAGTTAAAATTACTGGTGATCTTATTGTGGAAGGTGATAGTACAAAAATACAAACAAGTGTTTTAGAAGTTGAAGATAATATAGTTATAATTAATAAAGCAAATACTGTAGCAGCAGCTACTTTTCCAGGTATAGTAAACGGTCAGGCTGGTATTGAAATTCAAAGAGGCCAAGAGTCGGATGGTGATCCAGATACTCCACATCTAAGATTTGTATATGATGATAGTTTAAGTTATTTTCCACCTAACAATGTCAATCTTAATATCGGAGCATTTGTTTTTAAGAGAGTTGATAATAATCAATTAGTTGGTATAACTACCAATTTTATTCAAACACTTAATAGTGATTTGCATTTTAACACTGGAGACGCAGGAAAAATATCAATTAGGACTTCAGGTGCAACACCATATGAAGAGCGTTTAAGCGATAATGATGATATACCTAATTTAAAATATATAAAATCATATGTTAGAGCTGAAGCAGGTTCAGCTATTATTGAAAAAATTAGTAGATATTATCAAGATGAAGATGATGCTGTATTTGATACAAAAACTGGTGTTGAGGCTAGGGATGCTTTGGCTGGTGATTTAAGCACAGGTGTATTTTTTACTGTGGCTTTAGGGCCGCCTGGACCAAATGGTACTTTAGGGGCGGCCAGACAAGTTTTTCAGGTTGGTAATTTTAATCGTAAAGGATTATTTGTAGGGGATAATTCACCAATTGGTGGATCTAAACCACATTTAAAATTATATGTAAATGAACCGCCACCTGGAAATACTATAGATACAAAATATAGTTATATAGAAACTGACAATGGACCATTAGTTTTAAACCCTGAAGATGGATTAGTAAAATTAAAAAATAAATTAGAAATTGAAAATTTACAGGTAACTGCACCTAATCCCCTTCCTGTTTCAAATACAAATACAATATATAGTAGAATCGACCAAGGTGCAGGTGGAACTGGGATTTATTTTTCTAATACAGTAACCAGCGGTGAAATTTGTAGTGCTGCTAAGGCACTAGTTTATGGATTAATATTTTAAGGAATATTCATGGCGTTACTAAGTTCTTCAGTTGGACAGACTGCTACTTTGATATTTGAAGTGAACGGTCCAGGATTTAGAGATGACTATCCTGGAACAAGTTACGCCGTTACCAGCATGTTTTTTTGTAATCTCAGCAATAACCCAACTAACTTAACACTATATCTTGTACCAAACGGATCAAGTCCTACAAATAGTAATACTATTTTTAAAAATTTAAATATTCAAGGATTAGACACGTTTGCTCTTGACACAGAAAAGGTTATTTTAGATAATGGAGATAGTATCTTTGCAGCAGCAACAAATACTGATATGAGTGTTGTATTAAGCATTGTAAGGGTAGCCTAATGAAATTTTATCGTACTTTAAGATTAAACAAACAGCAGGCTAAAGCCACTGAATTAACTTATCGTACAGATGGTCAGATTATTATGGATATACCAAATCCTAGTCCAGGGCAACCACGTCCAGCAGGTCTACCTATTCTTAGAGCTCTTAGAATTCCTACAGGTACTGGTGATCCTGCTTTTACACCAGGTACTCCAGAGAATGAAAGACCCTTAATTCCTTATGATATTAATGGATTATTAAGATATAACACCAGTCTAAATGCTTTGGAAATTTATAGTAATGCAAAGTGGTTACAATTACGTGCTAAGGAACCTGCTAATATAGTACAGCAAACATTCACTCCCCCTCCACTAGTGGGCATTGATAACAGTAAAACTTATGTAGATGGTACAGAAATTTATTTTGGCCCATTATTGGGGCCACAAGATCAACCACCATTTACAGAACGTAGTATATTTGTGTATGTAGAAAATGTTCCACAAATTCCAGGAACTAATTATTCTCTTATAGAAAGTACAGATTTTCAAGGCTATAACCCACCTTATCTTACAGGCGTTTACCTACAATTTAATGAGCCCCCACCCGTAGGCAAAAATATCACAGTAATTCACGGATTTGATTAATATTTTTTAGAAATTGATAAATATTTTTTGAACAACTAAGACAACTTAATTGTTCTATCAAACTGTGGTAAACCAGCAAAGAGCCTGAAAAGGATGTGAATTTGGTTAACCGTGAAACACGGGGTTGAGGAGCGCAAATGGCCATTGGTCGTATATCCGGTCAGCTCTTAAAGGACAATTTACTCAGAGATAGAGTAAATTTGAAATTTGAGAATGATTTGTTATTTTTATTTGTCAACAGTAATAATGCTGCGGAACATAGAATTGGTATAAAAACAAATGCTCCAAAACCAAATAGTGCATTAGACGTAAACGGTAAAGCCTGGATCAATGAAATTGAAACAGAGATGTTTACTAGTGATAACGTTGAAATAAACGACAATTATATAAGAAGCTCCATAGGTGATCTAGTATTAAGAGCCGCTACCAGTAATGATGGCATCTTAATTACTAATAATGTAAAAGTAGAAGGAAATCTACATGCAACAGGAAACATTACAGCAGATGGTAGTTTAACACTAGGTGATGCTGACACAGATGATATTATTTTTCAAGCAGATATCAATAGTAATATAATTCCAAATATACATCAAACTTATGATTTAGGCAAAGATACAAAGGCTTGGCGTAGAGTATTTGTTGATGATTTAAGATTAGGAGATCCAGAATTATTAGATGGATATGATTTTGCACAAACTAGTATACCAGGATCTGGAACTCTTCCAGCAAAAATTTTTACAGGTATCACTGGTGATAACTATACCAAAATTAATAATAACGTAACAGATGGTCATTTGGCTCTAAGTTCAAACGGTAATGGGCTTATCGAATTGGTCAATGATACTAGAGTACATCAAGACCTAAACGTATTAGGTGATATTGCTACAGATAATGCAAATTATATCCTATTAGGAGATCCAGAATATGGTATACTGGATGGTGCAGTAGGAATGACACCACAAACTAGTCTTACAGATGGAGTTGCTCAATTAAATCTAACATTGACTTTATTGGTACCTCCATCACCCCCAAGTTTTCCAAATGGACAACAATTACCTATAGCAAATTTAGAAATAAGAATTATAAATTTGCCTGCTGCTAATCAATTATTGAATAATAATCCTATTACCGCTCCTAGCAGAGGTACACAGATTTTAGTTTCAAGAAATAGTAATTTTATTACTAATCCATTACCTTCAACAGGACCAGGTAATAGAGGCACAATCACTGTAAAAAGAAATCAAGCAACCACGGTTACTAAGTTACTGACTTATGGAAATAGTACGCAGATTATAACAACAGTATTCACAGGTACAACAAATGGCAGTCAGGAAGTTAAGTATACTCAACCAAGTGCAGGTGTTTTAATTGTTGGTTATTTGATTAGAACAGCTGATGCACAAATTCCATTTGGTGGTTTACAGAATAATCAAACATATATCATTACTGCTATTAGTAGTAAGGTTATGAAAATATCTATTTATAATGTTGCCACTGGAAGTATTGGAGCTCCTTTTGTTGCCACAAGTACTGCTACAGGTTCAATGACTTTTAGTTCAATTGATGATACAGGAGATTATACACTGTTAGATACTAATCTGTACCTAAGCAATAATGTAGCTTATCCATTAACTACTCCAGGATTCCACGAAGTGGTTGATTATCAGGTTAATGGTATTAATACTCCAGCAGGATGGAACACTGTACAAATTATTCATAGTGATGCAGGTCAAACCCCATTCACATTGACAACTGATACAGGAACTAATAGTGGTATTTGGTATTATGATAGCAGTCCAACTCTTACCCCAGTTTTTAGTTCTCTAGTTTTTAATTTAAAAACACAAAGTCTTAATTATTCAAGCACTATACCACATTATAATAGTAGTACCAAGTACCAGTGTAGTTTTATTTTAACTTGGAATGGCGGTGAGACTGGTCATGATTCAGTTAATTATCCATTAATTAGAACAAATGATAATGGACCATGGCAAACTGCAGGTAGTAAAACTTATGCGGATTTAGCCTATACATATTTGGAACCAACTACTACAGTTTCTAATGGTGTAGGTCCTAATAATACAGATTTTACATTTAATGTAATAACAGGCTTTGGTGCTTGGACTACATTAACTACAGTTCCAGAATTTAGGGTAGATAATAGTTACTCAAGTGAAGTTACAAGTACATTGCCACCACTTAATGCTATAATTTTATATAAAACTGGAACAAATGGTAGTGCAAATTTTCTAGAAGAAACTAATATTGCTTTTACATCAGCAGTAGGTGGAAGTACAGCTGGCGCAAGAAGATGTGTAAATCCAGATGCTGGTGTTGCTGGTCAGGATACTCCAGTATTTACAGCAGGTAGTGAATTGTTTAATAGTCAAAATAGTACATTGTTAGTCACTGATGCAATTGTAGTAGGAACATCGCCAGGTGTCAACAGTTTGAAGCATGACAGAACAAATTATTCTATAGGTTATCTACCAGCTGGCCCAAATCTAAGTGGGCGTAGCGCAACAGAACCTCAGTATTTTACATTTAGATTTACAAGATCAGGAGTTAGTAAGTTTAGTTTAACATATGCAACAACTACTGGTGTAGCGGCAATTTATTGTGCTATGCCTGGAGTAGGTGGGACTGTTAGTAGTTTAAATAAGTGGTTAGATTTAAGGATTGATAATAGTTTAGCCAATGGTTGTGCATTAGGTGGTAATATGAATCCTAGTGCTACAGGCACTTTGACTTATAATTGCAGTTTTGGTATATTAAATTCAACGAATGCAGATGGTGAAGAAATTTGGGTTAGAATTAGATTAAATTCAGGACAGAGAATTACAAGATTAACATTAGGTACTAGTACAGTTTAATAGGATGATATAATGGCAGTATCAATTGAAACTAAAGTAGATTTACTATTAAAAAAGTTATCAGGTGTAACTAAAACTGATACACCTGTAAACAAAAGCGTCAGTAATGAGGTAATAGCAAGTCCTGGTCTTAATAGAGGCGATCGTATTTGGCTTAATAGTTATTTAATTCCTACGACTGCTAATCCAACATTAGGAACTGTTGAAAGTTATTTTCAAAATAATAGAGTTGAATGTGTACCAGATACAACTAGTCAAAAAGTCAGTAATGTATATCCAACTTGGAAAACTAATTTAACAGATTGGATACCCCCAGAGTTTGACAGTGTAAATATTGTAAACTCTTATAGAGTAAAAGTATTTTATGGTGAATCAGGCATTGTAGATCCTACAGCAAGTATCTCTAATCAACAAATTTTTGCTGATGGAAATTTAGGTGTAGGTGAATGGAACTTTGATTATCAAGCAGGTGTGTTGAATTTTTATGGTGGGACCATCCCAAGTAATATGAATTCTTCACACGTAATTTATATTTTAGGTTTTAGATATGTAGGCCCAACAGGATTTAATAGTGTATTCAAAGTTGATACACCTATTATGC